ATGATGGTTCGAAAAAAGCTTTCGTACCAGGCGCATCTAACGATGTTATTACTATGAATGGTTCTACAAAAGGTGGAATCGTTGGTAGTGTAGTATCTTTCACAGCGATTGATACTGCTACTTACATGGTTCACAATTCTTTATTGATTGGATCAGGTACAATAGTAACACCATACGCAGACGCGTAATAAATTAACTCGGGGCGCCTGGTAATGCAGGCGTCCTTTAAAAGGAGGACAAAAACATGGCAGACACAGTATTAAATACAACTGTATTTGACGGAGCAAAAAAACTAATCACTCACTACAATGTAGTTTCTGATAACTCTGGAAGCACAACTAAAATAGTTGACGTTTCTGCATTAACATCAAACAATGGTAAAACTTGCAAAACTGTAAGATTAAATAAAGTTAGTTTTAACGTTTCAGTAACAGCACCAGTAGATGCTTTACGTATGGACTGGGATAATTCTGGAACTAATATTGTTTTTCAAACTTTAAATGGAGAAATGGAATATGACTATTCTTCATTTGGTGGTTTAAAAAATACAGAAGCTAGTGGTTACAGTGGAGATGTAAACATAGTATTACCAGCTTGTACAGCAGGTGATAATGCAACAGTTGTTTGTGAATGGATTAAAGTCTACGAATCGTAGGAGTTTAAATGGCTAATACTACCTCGGGAACAACAACGTTCGATAAAACTTTTTCTATTGAAGAAATAATAGAAGATGCATTTGAACGTATCGGATTAAATTCAGTTGCAGGTTATCAACTTAAATCTGCAAGACGATCTCTTAACATTTTATTTCAAGAGTGGGGTAATCGAGGTATTCACTATTGGGAAATAGACGAAACTAATCTTGATTTAATTGAAGGTCAATCAGACTATGATTTTTTTAGAGCTAGTGGTGATGGGACTTCTGCAACAACTACTCCTACTAATGGGATATATGGTATGTCAGATGTCCTTGAGGCACAATTAAGATCTAATAGAACTCAAACAACACAATCAGATAGTCCAATGACAAAAGTAGACAGGTCTACTTATGCAGGTTTTTCTAATAAATTATCAAAAGGTACTCCTAATCAATATTGGGTAGAAAGATTTATTGATAAAGTTAGAATACACGTTTATCCAACTCCAGACTCTACAAATGCATCTAAAGACATGCATTTTTATTTTATAAAAAGAATTCAAGATGTTGGTGATTATACAAATGCAACAGATGTTCCATTTAGATTTGTGCCTTGCATGACTTCAGGTTTAGCTTTTTATTTAGCACAAAAATATGCACCACAATTAGTTCAACAAACAAAATTATATTATGAAGATGAATTAGCAAGAGCTCTTGCAGAAGATGGTTCAGCTTCTAGCACATATATTACACCAAAAGCTTATTATCCGGGAACATAATGGCAAAGTACGCAACAGGTAAACATGCAAAAGCAATATCAGATAGATCTGGTATGGAATTTCCATATAGAGAAATGGTTAGGGAGTGGAATGGTGCGTTTGTACATGTATCTGAGTTTGAACCAAAACAACCACAATTAGAACCAAAACCAATTTCTGCTGATGGTATTGCACTAAGACACGTTAGAAGTGATAGAACAGAACCAGCTACAACTGTACGAATACCTAATAATGGTTTTGAAACATATGAAGCAGGATCTCGTATTATAAATGTATTTTCACCTGGACATGGTTTAACTAGTGGAACAACTTACAGATTTAGAGGATCACCAACTACATCTGCAGGGAGTTCATTTACATATTCTAACCCACAAGGTTTTGATGGTATTACAGGTGCTAATATAGCAAAGTCAGCAGGTTATACAATTACAACAGGATTATATAAAAATGATGCAGTCGTAACAACAGATTATGCTACATCTAATTATTTTCATTTTACAGTTGATACAGATACTGCTACAACTGGTGGAATAAAAGGAGGAGGATACGGTTGTTCTGTTGGACCCGTAACCATAGAAGCATGATAAATAAAATAAAATTTTTTTGGTATAGATTTTTAAAAAAACAACATTGTTGGGAACACACTTCTTTTACAAAAAGTTGTTTAAATTGTTTGGAGATAATTAAGTAATGGCTGGATTAAGTGCATCAGGATTAATAACACAAATAAGAAGTTATACAGAAACAGATTCAAATGTTTTAACAGATGCTGTTTGTGAAAATATTATATTAAATGCACAGTATAGAATATTTAGAGATATACCTATTGATGCAGATAGAAAACAACAAACAGGTAATTTAGTTACTGGACAAGAAACAATAAATGCTCCAGCAGGAGCAGTATTTATAAGAGGAATACAAGTATATGATTCAACATCAGCTTCAACTGGTCCTAATATTTGGTTAGAGAAAAAAGATGTAACATATTTACAAGAGTATATTTCATCAACAGCTTCTGGTAAAAGAGGTCAGCCAAAATATTATGCTATGTTTGGTGGAGCTACAGGTGAGTCAGACACTACATCTGGAAGAATGTATTTTGCTCCAGTTCCTGATACAACATATAAATTTAGAGTTCATTACAATGCAGCCCCTGCATTATTAGAAAATAATGATACTAATTATATTAGTTTAAACTTTCCAAATGGGCTATTATATTGCTGTCTATCAGAAGCATATGGCTTTTTAAAAGGCCCAATAGATATGTTGACACTATATGAAAATAAGTATAAACAAGAGGTACAGAAGTTTGCTAATGAGCAAGTTGGTAGAAGACGAAGAGATGACTATACTGATGGCGCAATTCGTATACCAGTGAACTCAGCAAACCCTTAGGAGATAAATTATGGCAATAACATCAGCAATTTGTACAAGTTTCAAACAAGAAATTTTAGTTGGTACACATAACTTTACAGCTACAAGTGGAAATACTTTTAAGATAGCTTTATTTACAAGTGATGCATCTTTAGGTGCAGGTACGACTGCTTATTCAACTTCAAACGAAATTACAAACTCATCTGGAACTGCATACACTGCAGGTGGAGCAACTCTTACAAGTGTAACTCCAACAACTTCTGGAACAACTGCAATTTGTGATTTTGCAGATGTTAGTTATACTTCTGCATCTTTTACAGCCAATGGTGCATTAATTTATAATGACACACAATCTGACAAAGCTGTTGCTGTTATCGCTTTTGGTGGTGACAAAACAGTTTCTTCTGGAACTTTTACAATTCAATTTCCAACAGCAGACGCATCTAACGCAATAATACGTATAGCATAAGGAGGTCCTCCTTATGGCAAACACTTGGAATCAATCAGGCACAACCTGGAACACAGGTCGTTGGGGTACAACTGAAGCTATAACTAGTGGTTGGGGTGCTGATGCTTGGAATACCGGTGGTTCATGGGGACAAGCTACTGATGAGTTAGTTTCTGTAACAGGAGTATCGGCAACCGTATCTGTTGGAGATGTAGTTTCAGGAGCTAATCAAGGTTGGGGTAGAGCTAGTTGGGGTGAAGAACCTTATGGAGAAAGTGATAATCCAGTTGTTACATTAACAGGTTTTGGCCTTACAACTTCTTTAGGTACTACAGAATCATTTAATGAAACAGGTTGGGGAAGACTAACTTGGAACCAAGCAGATTGGGGAGAAGGCGCAGATGAAACTGTATCTTTAACAGGTATTGAAGCAACAGCTTCACCAGGTTCTATAACTCCAGTATTTACATATTTATTAGAGATGATTGGTTCTAATCACTCTATGACAACTAGCGTTGGTAGTTTACAAGTTGATGGTGAAATAGGAGTGCCATTAACAGGAGTATCAGCAACTTTTGCTACACCAACTATGTCTTATGTTGGAACTTTAGTTGGTTGGGGTAGAGATGCATGGGGAGATAATTCTTGGGGTGAATCTCCTAATCAAGTTATTCCTTTAGTTGGCAGAGAAGCAACGGCAAGTGTAGGATCTCCTACATTAGAGTTTGCGTATGAATTATCAGGTCAAGAAGCAACAACAAATGTTGGTAGTGTAAGTTTTGTAATTAGTCCAACTATAAGTTTAACTGGTCAGTCAGCGACAGTAAGTGTAGGAAGTTTAGGATTAGCTTTTGGTGTTAGCACTGAACCATTAACGGGCATAGCAGCAACATCTAATTTAGGAACTTTAGGATTAGAATTTGGTCCAAGTGCCATTACTGGTGTTTCTGCAACAATTAGTGTTGGAGAGTTAACTACAGGAGCTATAGAACTACTTAATCTAACTGGCGTATCTTCTACTGCTTCTGTTGGATCTATAACGCCTGCTGATGTTGTTGGTTTAACAGGGGTATCAGCAACTGTTTCTGTAGGAACAATAACACCAGCTGAAAATGTTCAAGGATTGACAACAACTCAAATTACTGCAAGTATAGGAATATTAGGAATACAGTCTTACGCGAATATTGACACTGGTTCAAATACAAGCTATAGTAATGTATCAACAGGCTCAAATAATACGTATTCTGATGTTGCAACAGGATCAAATACAAGTTATAGTGACGTCGCATAGGAGATAAAAAATTATGGCATCAACATATACACCGCTAGGTATAGAACTTCAAGCAACTGGTGAAAATGCCGGTACATGGGGAACAAAAACAAATACTAATTTACAAATTATAGAACAAATTTCAGGTGGATTTTCTGCACAATCAATAGCAGGTGGAGCACAAACTACAGCGTTATCAGTTTCTGATGGATCAACTGGAGCAGTTATGTCTCACAGAATGATTGAGTTTACAGGTACTATTACTGGAAACCAAATAGTAACTATTCCTTTAGATGCACAAAATTTTTATTTTTTAAGAAATTCAACATCAGGTTCATATACAGTACAATTTAAATATGCATCAGGGAGTGGTGATAGTTTTACTTTTACAGCTACAGATAAAGGTGATCAACTAGTATTTGCTACAGGAAATGATGGTACTAATCCAGATGTATACACTTTAGGTTTTGGTGCTGGTGATGTAACTTTAACTGGAACAGAAACTTTAACAAATAAAACTTTAACTTCACCTAAAATTGGAACTTCAATTTTAGATACAAATGGAAATCAATTAGCTTTACTTACAGCTACAAGTTCTGCTGTAAATGAATTTACAATTGCAAATGCTGCAACAGGTGCAGGACCAACTCTTTCTTCTACAGGTGATGATTCAAATATTGATATTAACATTACACCAAAAGGAACTGGAGATGTAGTTCTTGCAGGTGATACTGTAAAAGTTGGAGATTCTGGAGCAGCTGCTGTATTAACTTCTAATGGTGCTGGAACTTTAACAGTTACAACTGGTGGAGCTTCAGACTTAGTTTTAAGCACAAACTCTGGAACAAATTCAGGTACAGTTACAATAACTGATGCCGCTAATGGAGACATAACTATTGCACCAAATGGTACAGGTGTTGCTAAAGCAGTAGATGCTGGCGATAATACAGGTGCTATTAAAATTGCAGGTAAAGAAACTATGTGGGTGCCTTCTTCAGCTATGTATGGAGCAACTACTAATCCAGCAGATGCACAACAAGTAGAAACAACAGCAACAAGACCAGATTTAAAAGTTTTAGATTTTGATAAAGACACAGATCAATTTGCACAATTTTCAGTAGCATTTCCTAAATCTTGGAATGAGGGTACAATAACTTATCAAGTATATTGGACACCTGGAAGCACTAATACTGGAGATTGTATTTTTGGATTACAAGGAGTTGCGTGTGCAGACAATGATACAATTGATGTGGCTTATGGAACTGCAGTAAATGTTACAGATGCAGGAATAGGAACAGTTGAAGATCAACAAATTTCTTCAGAAAGTGGTGCCGTTACAATAGCAGGATCTCCTGCAGCAGGTGAAATAACTTATTTTCAATTATTTAGAGATGCAAACGCTGGTGGAGATACTTTTACTGCTGATGCGAGAGTTATCGGAGTTAGAATATTCTTTACTACGGATGCTGCTAACGACGCATAAGGAAGTAAAATATGAGAGAATTAAAAAATAAACTTACTACCGGTAAGAACACAAAAAATACTCAACAAAGAAAAGCTAAATCATTTGGTTATCAAGTTTTAGGATTTGGAGCTGGTGGCGGTGGAGCTTCCTTTATTTGTGCCACAGGTGGTACAACCTCTACTTGTGGAGATTATAAAATTCACACATTTACAAGTCCAGGAACTTTTTGTGTTGCTAAAGTTGCAGCGTGTGCAGCAGAAAATGTAGTTTCTTATTTAGTTGTCGCGGGAGGCGCGGGCGGAGGCCGGGTAGGCGGCGGAGGCGCTGGCGGATTTAGAGAATTTAAAAATTCTTGTGATGGTTATACTGCAAGTCCATTAAATGGTAATCCAGGTGGTACTTCTATTACAGTTTGTGCACAAGGTTATCCAATAACGATAGGTGCAGGAGGCACAGCTAATGCACCTTCATCAGGACCTTCCGGTGCTAATTCAGTTTTTTCAAATGTTACATCAGCCGGAGGCGGCGGTGGCGGCGCAGATCATACCCCTGGAGCAAATAGCGGAATAGATGGGGGATCAGGCGGCGGAGGCGGCAGTCCAAACGGAGGAGCTGGCGGCGGTAATACACCTCCAACTACCCCACCTCAAGGACAACCAGGCGCACCTGGAAGACCATGTAATGGATCGGGTGGAGGTGGAGGAGCAACCAATTCTCCTCAAGATGCTACAAATTCACCAGGACCAAGTTCTGCAGGAGGATTTGGTGGCGATGGAGCAGCTACACATATTAATCCAAGCACATGTGTCGGAACAGATGGACCAACTCCAGGAAGATGGTTTGCTGGAGGAGGACAAGGCGCACCTGCTGCAACACCAAATGCTCGAGGTGGACGAGGCGGAGGAGGTAGATGGGCGCCTATTGGCACACCTAGAGGTTGTACTCCCTGTGCACAAAAAGCAGGTAAAGCAAACTCCGGTGGAGGTGGTGAAACTGAATTTGCTGGTGGATCTGGAATTGTAATCATAAGGTACAAGGTCGCATAACATGGCTCATTTTGCAAAAATATCAGAAGAGAATGAAGTTTTAACTGTCTTAGTTGTAGACGATAGAGAACTATTAGACGGAGGAGTTGAAACAGAATCTGTTGGTCAAGGTTATTTAGAAAAACATAATAATTGGCCTGCACATTTATGGATTCAAACTTCTTATAACACAAATGAAAATACACACAGCCAAGGCGGCACTCCTTTTAGAGGAAACTATGCAGGAATAGGATATACTTGGGATTCAGAAAATGAAATTTTTTGGAGGCCACAACCTTTTCCTTCGTGGGTAAAAGATATATCAAATGCAAAATGGGTTTCTCCAATCGGAGATAAACCTGCGTTAACAGCAGAACAAATTTCACAAAAAGAAGCTGGCACACATTACTGGTATTATAATTGGAATGAATCAGGACAGACTTGGGATTTGACTGACGGTTTAGCCGAGGTTAGTTAAGGGACTTGACTAAAGGTTTAGCATAGTTTATAAATTTTTATATTAAACATATAAAAAATATGCATAAGAAAGTATTAAGTGAACAAAGTTTATATTATGGCGAAGTTAACATGCCTAAACATTGGGAGATAGATAGAACTTATTTATCTAATCAAATTTTATATTCTAATTTAACCAATAATGAATTTTTATTTTCTCTAACTTGGGATAAATTAAATAAATATATTATAGAACATATTAATGTTAAACATGACTTAAAATTAATAAACCAAAAAACTTGGGGAAAAATTTATAAACCTTTAGAAAAAGAAACTTATTTATCTGAAGTTAATCCCCTTGATTTAAAAAACTCTCCTGATTTTGTATTACTATATGGAGTTAATGTGGATGATTGTAATATTAAAATTTTTTATGATGACAACAGAAGAAAAGGTAATGCGTGGACAATATCATTAAAAAACAATAAATTTGTTATGTTTCCTTCTACAAACCCATACACAGTTATAAATAATCAAAAAAATAATTTAAATTTTATACAAACAATAACTTATGAACTTACCTAATTTTATTGAAATATATAAAACACCAAAAAAACTTTGTGATCACCTTATAAGTTATCATAAAAAAAACAAAGAACACAAAGTAGTAGGTGTAACAAATAAGGGTGTTGATAAAGAAGTTAAAGACTCTATAGATGTTTATTTTTTTAATCAATCACAAAATAAAAATATTAAAAATTTTTTTAACCTATTAACTAATTGTGTGTCTACATATTGTAAAAAATATAATATAAAAGAAAATATGCGAACTTACATAGCTAACCATATACAACACTATAAACCTGGAGGAGGGTATCCATCCTTGCATTATGAAAGAGGATCGGCAATGCCTAAAAGAATTTTAGCTTATATGTTATATTTAAATACAGTTACTGATAAAGGTGGCACAGAATTTCCTTTTCAAAATGTAACATTATCTGCTATTAAAGGTAATCTTGTTTTATGGCCAGCTGAATTTACACACCCACACAAAGGTATAATATCCCCTACTCAAGAAAAATATATTGCTACAGGATGGTTTGAATTAATATGAACTTATCTAATTATTATTGGTATTTTAAATCTGCCATACCACCTAAAGTGTGTGATGACATAATTAAATATGGTTTATCTAAAGAAGAAGTTATGGGTAAAACTGGTGGTATAGGTAATAAAAAATTAAAAAAACAAGAAGTAAGAGATTTAAAAAGAAAAAGATTTTCAGATGTTGTTTGGTTAACTGATCCTTGGATATACAAAGAGATTTATCCTTATATTTACAGAGCTAATAAAAATGCGGGTTGGAATTTTGAATATGAAAATTCAGAAGCTTTTCAATTTACAAAATACAAATTAAATCAACATTATGATTGGCATATTGATTCTTGGGAAAAACCCTACCATAAACCTGACAGTAATCAACATGGTAAAATTAGAAAACTATCCATGACCTGTCAGTTGAGCGATGGTTCAGAATATGAGGGTGGTGAATTAGAATTTGATTTTAAAAACTATGCTCCTCATATGAGAGATTCATCAAAACATATTGTACAAGCAAAAGAAATTTTACCTAAAGGATCTATCATTGTGTTTCCCTCATTTGTATGGCATAGAGTACAACCAGTAACGAAAGGAGTAAGATATTCATTAGTTCTATGGACGCTTGGATATCCATATAAATAAAATGGAAAAAGTAGATTATTTTAAAACACCTTTGTGGGTCGAATATAAACCCGAGTTTGTTAAACATTTAAATAAAGCATCTGATAAATATATAAAAGAATCTAAAAAAAGAGATAAAGAATATATTAAAAAATTTGGTGATTTTGGAACAAGCTATCATTCTACACCACTTACTATAGATAATAATTTTAAAGATATAAGAAATTATATAGGACAAAAAGCTTGGGAGTTTTTAGATTACCAAGGAGTTGATATGTCAAAATATATTAATTTGTATACAGAGTTTTGGGTCCAAGAGTTTGCCAAAAAAGGAGGCGGTCACCATTCAGCACATATTCATTGGAATCAACATGTATCTGGTTTTTATTTTTTAAAGTGTAGCGAAAGAACTTCGTTTCCAGTTTTTCATGAACCAAGAACAGGTGCAAGAGCAACTAAATTAAAAATAAAACCTAATGTTGGTATATGTCATGCAACAGAATTGGTTCACTTTAGACCAAAGCCAGGGACTCTTGTAATCTTCCCTGGTTATTTAGAGCATGAGTTTACAGTAGATCATGGTAAAGACCCATTTAGATTTATACACTTTAATATACAAACAGTTCCTAAAGAGATGATAAACCATGATTAAGGTTACTGATAATTTTTTAAACGTTGAATATTTTAAAGAAATAAAAAATATTCTCTTAAGCGATACTTTTCCTTGGTACTACAATAATTCTATTACAGATAAAAACGATCCAAAAAATTATTATTATTTTACCCATGTGTTCTACGTTGGTAATTCTCAAAACAGTAATTATTTTTCTATGTGGAGTGATTTTTTAAAACAAATAGATTGTAAAGGAATTATAAGAATAAAAGCAAGTATGTATTTAAATATTGATAAAAAAAGAAAACATGAAAATCATGTTGATTATAATTTTCCACACAAAGGTTGTTTATTTTACATAAACGACAATAACGGAGAAACATACTTTGAAAATAAAAAAATAAAACCAAAAGAAAATAGAGCTGTATTTTTTGATCCACATAAACCACATGCTAGTTCTCTTTGTACAAATCAAAAAAGAAGAGTAGTTATAAACTTTAATTATTTTTAATATGAGTTTTAAAAAGAATAAATATACAATTATAAGAAAAGCAATTGATAAAGATTTAGCTACATTTCTTTTTAATTATCTTTCTATAAAAAAACAAGTTCATGACACTTGTAAGAAAGAAAGGTATATTTCTCCTTTTGATCACTCGCTTGGGTATTATGAGGATCCTTTAGAAGGACAGGTAGTTAACACCTATGCCTGTTATTCCGATATAGCGATGGAAACATTGTTATTAAAATGCCATTCCATAATGGAAGAAGCAACAGAATTAAAATTATATCCTGCATACACATATGCAAGAGTATATAAAAAAGGTGATGAACTTGTAAGACATAAGGACAGATTTAGTTGTGAAATTTCTACAACTATGAATCTAGGTGGAGATAAATGGGATATATATTTAGAACCATCAGGTAAAGAAGGAATGAAAGGTATTAAGGTGGAACTTAAACCAGGAGACATGTTAGTTTATAGAGGTGAAGATTTAGAACATTGGAGAGAAAAATTTAAAGGCAATGAATGCATACAAGTTTTTATGCACTATAATAACAGTAAAACAAAAGGTGCTAAAGAAAATATGTTTGATAGACGCCCACACTTAGGACTGCCAAATTGGTTTTGTAAAAAATAATGTGAGCAAAGAAAAAATTAAACCACTTTTTGGACTTCCAATTTATCATAGTTTGATTGATAAAAAATTATATGACAAACAAAAAATTTTAAAAACTATTTTAAATAATTTTAAAAAATCACAAGTTAGATCACAGTGGAGTAAATCTCTTGAAGGATTTGCTAGTAACAAGTTACATCACTCTCTTAATGATGAGTCAAATTCTAAGTTTAAACAACCAGATTATACTTCTTTAATTCCGCTGTACACTAAAGAAATTAAAACGTTTCTTGAGTCCATGCCTATAAAAAAAACTAACTTTAAATTTAAAATAGTTAATTATACTTGCATGACAGCAGGTCACCATATGATGCATCATATTCATACGGAATGCGATTTCTCAGCAATACATTATGTACAATTTGATAATAAAACTCAAGACTCAACTGTATTTACAAATACAAATGATTACCCTAAATTTATTGATGATGTTTATCCTCAAATAAATCAAACTTTTATGGCATCTGAAATAGAAAATTCTTGGGCTCATAAATATTTTAAAATAGAAATTAAAGAAGATGATCTAGTTATTTTTCCTGCAATGTTAGAACATTCTGTTCCTAACATTAGATCAGATAAAACTAGAGTAACAATTGTATTTAATATTAAATTATATAAATAAAATGAATATATTAGCAATTCACACGACTCATGATGGATGTATGACTTATGTAAAAAATAATAAGATTGTATTTCACGCGCAGTTAGATAGGTACAATCGATTTAAATATACTACTTTTCCTGTCAAGTCAGTATTTGAGATATTAGATAATATAAAAGTAGACAAAATTTTAATAACATCTTTAGGACCTGGAGCATTACCTTCGACTCCAATATGGAAAGATATGTTGAAAAAAAGTAAATTAAAAAATGTAGAAATAATACTTTATAAAGATGATTACCATCATTTATTTCATGCATACTGTGCTTTAACTTGGAATAAAAAACTTAAAAATATTTTAGTTTGTGACGGCTCTGGTGCTAAGTATGGAGATAATTTAGAACAAGAAAGTTTATATTTTTGTAATAAAAAATTAGAACATATATCTACTGAATCTAACGGAATTGGTATTCGTTATGAGCTTTTTACAAAAAAACATTTTACCCATGAATTAGAATGTGGAAAAACAATGGCTTGGAGTTTATATGATGAAAGACCTGCTAAGATACAAGAGAACTTTGAAAATGAAATGACGAAACTTATGGATCAATGGGATCTTAAAAAAGATATACACTTTACAGGAGGTTGTGCACAAAATGTTTTATACAACTCTAAAATATTAAATAAAACAAAAAATTTATTTTGTGACCCTTTTAATGGTGATTTTGGAATAAGTTTAGGTGCAGCTAATTTTTACTTAGGAGGGAAAATTAAAAATGATAATATATACTTAGGTGTCCCTCAAGAATTAAATACAGACATTTTTTTAAAACATAAAATTTATAATGTAACTCCAGATGAAGTTGCTGAAGTTTTATTAGAAGAACCAATTGCAATCTTTCAATCCAGAAGTGAACAAGGTCAAAGAGGACTAGGAAATAGATCTTTATTAATGAATCCAATACATAAGAAAGCTCATGAAAAAATAAATGCAATTAAAAAAAGAGAATGGTTTAGACCTTTTGCATGTTCAATACTAAAAGAAAAAGCTAAAGAATGGTTTGAAATGCCGATCGAAGAATCTCCACATATGATGTATGTATTTAAAATAAAAAAAGAAGGTGTATTGCAAACAGGTCTATCTAAAAATAACGACTCTAGAATACAGACTGTAAGTAAAAAAAATAATTTACACTACTATAATTTAATAAAAGCATTTGATAAAATAACAAAAATTCCTATCGTAATTAATACAAGTTTAAATTTACCAGGAGAAGTTTTAGTTGAGACTATGCAAGATTTAAAAGATCTATTTGATAAGAGTCCATTGAATTATATTTATCTACCTGAAATCGGTAAGATGATTAAGAAAAATAGTTAAAAGCACTATCTTTACTTTCTTTTTTAGAATAGTATATAATGCTACCAAAATAATAAAAAGTATATATAGTGAAATATTATGCTACAAAAAATAGGATTTCAACCAGGTATTAATAAACAAATCACACCCACAGGAGCTGAAGGCCAATGGGTTGATTGTGATAATGTTAGATTTAGATATGGCACACCAGAGAAAATAGGGGGTTGGAATCAATTAGGGAGCGTAAATCAAAATGAGCTTACAGGAGCAGGTAGAGGACTTCATCATTTTGTAAGTTCAACTTCTATTAAATTTTCTATTATAGGAACAAACAGAATTTTATATGCTTTTTCTGGAGGTATCTTTTACGACATACATCCAATTCAAACTACAACTACCTTAACTAATGCTTTCAGTACAACTAACGGATCTCCAACTGTTACAATAACTTTTTCTAGCGCCCATAATATGGTCCCTGGAGATATTATGTTAATGGATAATTTTACATCAATTACTAATTCAAACTATAGTGCTTCTGATTTTGACGATAAAAAATTTATGGTGATTACAACACCTACAAACACAACTCTTACTATTACAATGCCATCGAATGAATCTGGATCTGGTGCGACTACATCAGGTGGTATTAGAATACAAAAATATTATACTGTGGGACCAGCTGTTCAAGCACAAGGATTTGGTTGGGGTTTAGGTTCTTGGGGTGGAGAAGATGCTTCTGCTATTACAACAACTTTAAATGGTGCTCTATTAAATGATACTGCTGGAACGGGTGGATCAGGAACATCTATTACATTAACAAGCACCGCAAACTTTCCAGATTCAGGAACTAATTTTATTTTAGTTGGCACAGAAGAAATATCATATACAGGTGTATCAGGAAATAATTTAACTGGTATTACAAGGGGAGTTAGAGGTACATCAAAAGCAGCACATAGCGATGGAGCAACTGTAACTAATTCTAGTGAGTATGTTGCATGGGGAGAAGCTGCATCAGGTGACTTAGTATTAGAACCTGGTATGTGGTCATTAGATAATTTTGGTGATAAAGCAATTTGTTTAATTCATGATGGCCCTTGTTTTGAATGGGATTCATCTTTATCAAATGCAACAGCTACTAGAGCAACTATTATATCTGGTGCACCAACAGCATCAAGACATATGTTAGTATCTACACCGGATAGACACTTAGTATTCTTTGGAACCGAAACAACTATTGGAGATATAACAACTCAGGATGATATGTTTATTAGATTCTCGGACCAAGAAGATATAAATACGTATACACCTACAGCAACCAATACAGCTGGTACACAAAGACTGGCCGACGGATCACAGATCAGAGGAGCGATTAGAGGTAGAGATGCAATTTATGTTTGGACCGACACAGCATTATTTACTCAACGTTTTGTTGGTCAACCGTTTACATTTGCGTTTGCACAAGTAGGAACTAACTGCGGACTTGCAGGACAAAACGCATGTGTTGAAGTTGATGGTGCTGCATACTGGATGTCAGAAAATGGTTTCTTTAGATATGCTGGTAGACTAGAGTCATTACCGTGTTTAGTAGAAGACTTTGTATATGATAGTATAAATTTAAGTTCAGGTAACCAAATGATATCAGCAGGATTAAATAACCTGTTTGGTGAAGTTATATGGTTTTATCCAACAACAGGATCTTCTGTGGTTAATAGAATGGTTGCATATAATTATTTTGATTCATCACCACAAAGACCTGTTTGGACTGTTGGATCTTTAGCTAGAACTATGTGGAGAGATTCTGCAGTTTTTGGTTTGCCACATGCTTTATCTTATGATGCAGATACAGATACATCTTTTGATGTTATAGGAAACACTGAAGGTAGAACAGCATACTATGAACACGAAACAGGAACTGATCAAAATAGAAATGGAACAATTACAGCTATAACAGCTAACATTGAATCAGGGGATTTTGATATTACACAACAACGAGCATCGGCTACAGGACAATCAACAGGTGTTGCAACGTTTAGAGGAGACGGTGAATTTTTAATGAAAATAAGAAGATTCATACCTGACTTTATAGCTCAAACAGGGACTACAAGAATAACTTTAGAACTAAGAGATTTTCCAAATGATACACAAACTGGTTCAGCACTTGGACCTTTTGATATTACATCAAGCACAAAAAAAATAGACACACGTGCAAGAGCTAGAGCTATTGCATTAAAAGTTGCAAATACAGGCACTAGTCAAAATTGGAAATTAGGAACTTTTAGATTAGATATACAACCAGACGGAAGAAGATAATGGCAAAAATTGTACAGGTAATAACTAGACCAGAACAAGAATATAATTTACAGGTTGCGGAAGCTCAAGTTAGAGATCTTGATGGAATTGTAGAAAAATTAAACTCAACGTTTCAAGAAGAATTAAAAGATGAAATTGAAGCGTTTAACCTTTTTATAAATTAATGGCTAATCAATTTAAATTTGTAGGTATAGATAATAGCACAAGCGGAACTGCATTAAGTCCTTTTGGATCAGGTAATCCTTTGGTTAGTGAAACCTATGTTATTAAGTCTATATTAGTTACATCGGCTGGCACGCCAACAGTTACAATTACAAATAACAGTATTACAGCTATAAAATCAGCAGCTTTGACCGCAAATGTTACAACAGAATTATTAACACAACCTTTAGTAATTGAAGGTGGAGATAGCTTTACGGTCTTATCTAGTACATCAGATTCGTTTGATGTAGCGATCAGCTATTTAAACATTAAAAAGGAGATAACAACATAATGCAAGATATACCAACAATAACACCAGATAAGGTGATAGAAAAAATAACAAATAAGAAGACAGGCGAAATCTACAAAGATGATAATGACTGGAAATCAAAAGGTATATCACCTGATGACATTCAAAAAGATGTAACTCTGATGATGCCAAGTCTTGATTTATTTGGAAAAACAAAATAGAATAGATAAATGGCCATAACTAGAACTCAAATAGCAAAACAATTATTATCAAAAGGTGGACGTATAGGTTTAAAACCTGGTGGACCACCAGGCGGTGGTGCAACTTCAATGGGTTCTGGAAGAGATTTTTCTGGTCCAAGTGGACCTGGAGGAGGTGAGGGTAATAGAGAGCAAAGAAGAGAAACACAATATACAAAACCTACTAATGTAACAAAAAAAGAATTTGAAGATAGATTAAATAGAGCTAGAGATTTTAGAGATACACAAACAGTTAAAAAAGCTTTTACTACTAAAACACTTTTTGATAAAATCCCTAGTAGTTTAAAACTTTTAAGTCGTGCTATTCCAGGTAATTTACAATACAGATTAGATTTTTTAAAAAACAGACCAGAACTTTTAGAATACTTTAATAGTTTAACAGAAGAAGAACAGAAAAGTAGTAAATTAATGTCAGCTTTAGATGAGATAGGTTATGGAGATTTTTTAGCAGAAGAAAAAGGTGCTCCAGGTTTGATGAAGGCTGGTAACGTAGGTGGTTTAGAAAAGTTTGTAAAAGAAGATGGTACATTTGGTTATACCGATGTTGGAAATAG